TACTGTGAGCTATCGCCGTACAGGCGGGCAGCAATGTTTTCAAACGTATCCCCGGGACCAACCATATATGTTTGTACACCAACTGAATAGTTTGGTTTTCTTACAGCAGTTAACTTCCCATCAACTGTTGAGTTTTCTCCGTAGGTGTATCTAGAAAGTGTGTACAACATTAAAGTTTATCCGGGAATCCGCTATTTGAGACAGATAAATTTTCAAACAATTTGTCTTCGTCAAGCCGTAATGTCCAATTACCTTTAATTACTTGCTTTGATTTATACCCAGCTTCGAACCTACGTGCTTGAATCCGCATAGTTAGTTCAACGATAAATTCTTCATTTTCATACGGAATAATTACTTGCCCCTGACTTCGTGGCCGAACAAAAGTCCATCCTTGATTGTCAGTAACCCATTTGTCTTCTTCAAACTTAATATCTGCTCGTCGTATTTCCCCACTAGTTGTAATGACAAATGGATCTTTTTTTGTACCCCAACCTTTTAGATATTCTAATTCTGAAGGAAATGGTTTGGTGTAGTCAATTTTTTCTATAGTACTTCCAGACGGGGAGCTTCTACCTTTAGTTACTGTTCGAGCTTTGTCAGGGTCGTTTTGATCAGCGCCCTTGGCATATTTATGCCAATACATTTTAATCACGCCCTCGTAAAAAAATGTAACTTCACCACCCGATGAATTACCATCTCCTTCGTATTGTTTTCTAAAATCTTTTCCTGAGTCTGTTTCACCAAGGTCCATTTTAAAGGCAAAGTTTTGTGTTGAGTTTGCAAACACAATGTCATTTAAGCTGTCCCTATCATTAAAACCAAACAAACCGGATTGATCCTCTGCGAACTTAAAAAATGAATCAATGCCTTGCTGAGTTTGTTGCAAAACGTTTTGGTTTTTTTCCGTTGGGCCAACTGGGTCAGCAGTTCCAGAGGCTGGTGTTCCAGATACCGGAATCGGTGCAGTAAGCATTGTTTGTTTTTTCTCAAACCCAATGTAAAGAGCCTGCATTTGAACTTCAACACTGGCCTGGGATGGTATGTAGTCCCTTGTAAACTTGTGAAAGTTTACGTTCATTGACGTAATGAATCCTTCAACAATCATCCATTTAGAAAGAACAACGCGAATTGGCACTGGAGTAATAAACGCCGTATTACCCAAGTTTGGATTTAAAGAATTTTCAGACCAGGGAGTAGTTACTGTTTCTGTATCTTCTTTATCCTCGTCGTCAGACGTACTGGGGTCAGCAGCTGGTGGATTCGCGGCCCGAGCGTTTAATGTTTGTTTAACTATGTTCAACATTTCTTGGTTAAACCCTTGACCAACTACTGCGTCTAACACCATAATGTCGGCAAGTACACCAAGGCCACACACCCAACTGGGGTCATAGTTGCTGTCAATAAAGTATTCAGGATCATTGTTTAAATAATTTGAAAGCGTTTTAACATTGACATCCCTTAATCCAGTACCGGTCCTAAATTTCTTTGAGACAAGTTCAGCTTCTCGATTAAACAAAAGTTTAAAACCGTAAGAGGCTTGACCCGGAATTGGCACCGATAGCTGCGCCGGTTCCTGGTTAAAAAAGAACTGAGTATCATAAGCATTAGCAGCAACAGACCGAACAATAGTGTCTGGTTGAAATTGAAAATTACAACGACGATTATAGATTGTGGGGGCATTTTCCATTTTTGCGTAAAACTCAGTTAAGCGACGAATATACCCCCGCTGCATTTTGACTCGCTCAGGAACACGTTTTTTAGATCCAAGGTTTACAAAAGTGTCCCCTGGATAAATAAACAGTGGGTTATCTTGAGCACCGCTTGGAGGAGTTAACGGCGTTATATAAAAATTAAATCCTTGAGATTGAAGCTTTGAGTATACAGATTTGGTTTTTAATTGTGCTTCTCGCGTGTCTGCTGATCCAGATGTTGCATTTTTAATAATGGCAGCATTGTTTGCGGCAATTTCTTTTTTGTGTTGGTTTACCCTTCGTTCTATTGCGTCTGCAGTCATTACGTTGTCCTCAACAATTCTCGCTTGACTTCCCGTTGCAAGATCCTAGAAATTTCTTGCGCTATACGTTGAGCATCTTGTGCATTATTACCAGTAGAGGTAACGTAAATGTTTGGAGCAATGTTAACACTTGTTCCACCTTGTACAACTATTCCAGAACCCTGGGGAGTAGGCACATTGCCAATTGGGTCTCCTCCACCAAAGCCAAGTTCTTTTGTAATTGCTTGGGCTTTTGGCATGATGGATTCTGTTTTGGCAAGTGGATTTCCATCAATGTTCCACGGTGCATAGTTACCACCACCGAACAGTATGCGAGCAGCTCGTACGTTTGTTTCTGGGTCGTACAATTCTTCGTTTTTACTAATTTTAAAATACCCACGCCTAGCCGGTCCCATTTTGCCCAGCATGTTTACTTGGAATAATCCGTATGACAAATCGTCGCTATCGTCTGCCATAGCTCCCGGAATCCAACGGGATTCTCTCCAAGAAATGGCAAGCATGTTGGTTATATCCTTGCCACGGAATCCCTTTTTGTACAAAAGTCGGGCTACGTCGTATGGATCCATTGGTTGTTTAGATCCGGTGAGACTTGAATAGTTGGTAGCCCCAATCTGATTTGCTACTCGTCGAACTGTTGCAGATTCGCCAACGCCATCCATCCGAGCAGCGGTTGCTGAGAACGGCTCCCCAAGGATAGAAGCAATACTTAGTTGGCTAAATGTCTCGTAACTGGAGCCAAGTGCGCCGGGGGCTCCAATTACTTTGTCACCAACCACTGCTCCATTAGTTGGCTTTCCACGTGCATCTACTTCCACGTTTGCAGAATCACGACTTGTACCGGCTGGCTGACCCCACGGAGAACCCTGTTTTTCATATTCATAACGAGAGTCGGGAAGCTCTGCTGGCTGAACGTGCCAAGGTTCGTTGAGATTCTTGGCAAATGTTTTTAGACCATACTTTTCAGCGTTCTTAACAACCCAGTCAAGATCACCAACGAGGTCGGCTGCCAAACCAATTTCGTGCATTGAACGCCCCGGAGGTGCGGCGGGGGCACCGGATACGTGTTTCCATCCTTTTCCATCCCAAGTCAAGTCTGCTTTTTCATTTCCTTGAACAGGGCGATAACGGTCTCTAAACATCCTTGCTTGCTCAGACTCAGATCGATGACCTGTACCAAGACCAACGTTTGGATTGGCAGCGAACATGCGAAGCAGTCGATCACGGAATCGAGAATTAAGTTTTGAGAATGATGGACTATTGGCTAGTTCACCAAGAGTCACGCGTTTTGCTGGAGTGTTGTAGCCCATCGGTACTTTTGTTAGTTGCGGATTACCGGTTTTAGCTGTCGGAACAGGGTCGCCGGACAGTAGTGTTGCTCCAGCTGCGGCCATTCCAAATGCAGCAGGTGCCCCAACTCCTGATGCTCCTGCAACAACACTACCCGCCATCAAAGCACCGCCCAGTACTTTACGAGCAATACTTCCTTTTGTAGATACACCAGTTCCAACAATTCCTGAAAGTTTGTCTTCAAACCGTTCCAGTGCCTTGTTTACGTTTTGAAGGTTTCGCTCCATGTCGGCGTAATTATCGGCCTGCCGTTTGTAAAGCTGTTCGTCACGGCCTTCTTTAACAGTAATAGTTTCCTCAGCCTGCGTAGCAAAGTTTTGTTCAATGCCCATTGCCGAACGGTGTTTTTGGTTGGCTGGATCGTACATTGTTTTACTACCAGTCTTTTTTTGGTAAGACTGATTAGCTTCTGCGTAATCCAAGACAAGATCGATCATGTCTGGCGGAACGCCAGATGCTTCAAGCAGTGCTCGAGTATTTGATCCTTGTTGGCGAGCCCCTGCTAGACGATCAGCATTAGTTAATCCAGTTCGTTGGACAATTTGTTTAATAACATTGTCCATTGACCTTTGTTGCCCACCCATGCCGTACAAGCCAGTGCCCATCATCATGGTCATGCGGTTGTTGACAGCAGCGCTTCCTAATGTTCCTGCCATTTGGGCCATTTGCCCAGTGTCGTAAGAATACCCAGACAAGGCACGAAGTCCGGCAATACCACTTGCATTCAATTGAGCGTTAATACCAGTAGATGCTTGTAGCGAAAGAAGTGTGTTTATGCCACCGTAACCAAGTCGGTCTTTGCGCATTGGGTCGCGCATTTGTTCGATGTATTGCATGTTTGAAATGCCCTTGTTTTGCTGATAGTAAACAGCAAGTTTGTCAACAGACAACGAACGCATGTAGTTGTTATCAATGCGTGAATCAAGAGCTTGGATACCTAAATTTAAAGCCTGAAAACCCGCAGCACCTGCGCGTCCAATCGCGGCCCCACCAGCCGGTGCCCCACCACCAGGAGTAGCACCACCGCCAAGTATGACTTGCTGTATGTTGGTTACAGCCCCACTTTGTGAAACACCCGCTGACGGAGGGCCCATCGGCAGTGCAACACCAGCACCAGTAGGATTTTGCGAGCTAGTGCCACCGCCCTGGGTTCTTTGAATGCCTTGCATCAACTGCAAGGTCTTGTTTAATTTAGTGTTGATGTTGGGCAGGGTTCTATTAAGGTACTCAAAGTCCTTGCGGATTTGATTAATTGATCCAGCAAGTTTCTCAATGGCTTTAGTATCAACATTGAATTTGGCACGAAGATCGCCCATGGCCTTACCACGGCCTCCAGCTTGCGAGGGATTCCCCGCAACGCTTGGTTCATTCTTTGCCATTGTTACTCCTGCCTATGCCAGCGACTCATGGCCGCCCAGTAAACACGTTGACGCACGGTCATCGTTTTAATATCTTTTAGCGAAAAGCCTTTGTAGACAGAAGCAATCGAATCGTAATCCCAATATGTACCTACTAGATTAGCCGAATAAAAGGGAGGCCCAATTCAACATTATGGGAAAGGGCTTTTCACAATGGGCACAGTGGGCTTCCACCTCCCTGATTTCTGGCCCGGGTTGAGCTTCCAATAGTTTAGAAATGATATGAGCACGATCTTTCATGCCTAAACTTTTTGCCCACTTATCCACATCTTTAGGTTTTTGTCCCTCTGCCCATTCAGCGCAACGAGCAATCAAGATAGTGTTTTGTTCAGGAATACTGGTTGCTTTTTTACTTACCAATTGGCTATCGCTACCATTTACCAAACGGAACTTTTGAATAGTGCCATTCCGTAATGTGATTGCAATAGATTCTTGCGGGTTTCCTTTGGGTTGTTTAATTGGAAATTCAGACATTTCAATAAGTACGTCGTTGGATTTACCACAATGCGGGCAGTTAATTTGATACTCACGAGTTTCACCATAGGTTGCTCGAACCGTGGTCAAAAACAAAGTGTCTCGATCACCAATAATTAAAGTATCAATTACTTCGGGTCGCTTTTCAATTTGAACGTTTCCAATAGACACAACACTGCGTTTGAGCAATGCTGCCATGTATTGAGCGTACAAAAGGTCACCGTCGGCATCAAGTGCTGCCAATGCCTCCTCGTCTTCGCCTGTCAACTCCCGAACGGTTGCAGTGGTTTCCCACTCCTTTGTTTCTGAGTTTAAAACACCACGAAAAAGTTCAACTGTGGTGTCTGGTGTGCTGGCAATTTTTGGCACAGGATCTGCGATGGCAGCCTGAATAGCAAGAGCTTCCGATTGTGTTCCCATATTATGCTCCTAAATTGTAAATTAATTTGTGCTTGCTAATGCATCAATTTCTGCTTGAGTCCAAGCAACGTAGAACCCTTCGTGGTGAATGTTCAACTGTTGAATCATAATGCCGTTATCGCCAGCGTTCAAGTCGCTCAAACCGTAAGCGCCCGGCCAGCAATTAAAAAGCTTAAATCCAAGTTTTGCATTTCCAGGCTTTAGGTTAGTGGGTTGATCATCGCTATCCCACGCGTAACGAGCATCACCACTTGTGTATGGGTGGTCAAACACCTTTACCAAAATGTTGCAACGGTAATTTGTTGCATCACCTTGTGCTCCGCCAGCAAAACCACCAGTGCCGCCGTTAATCCATGAGTGCATGAATTTTTGCCACTTCCACAGTTGGTCTTGCGAAGCAAACGCTCCTCGAGCAAACGAAATAGCCGGGAAGTCAGACTGACCCACCATTTTGTGTGGGTGTGTATTCATTCCACCTTCACGGTAAGCAATGAGTTCATTCTGTACCGACAGACCGCCCATTTGAGCAAAGCCTAAATCACCAATTCCCGTAAGAAGAGTGCCCAATTCAGTATCCATCGGCTTGAAGCTCACCGTGAACTTAAAGTTACGGAGCGGGTCGGTACGTTGTGTTTTAGCTGCCATGATATCTCCTAGATATTAGTAGTGGCCGTTGATCCACCAGCCCATTGGCTGATGTTGATGACAATGAATTCAGCAGGATTTTGCAAAGCAACTCCCACTTCAATGTTGACCTGACCGTCTTCTACTGTAGTTGGCGTATTGTTAAGTGAACTGCAAACCACGTAAAACGCTTCTGTTGCAGTGGATCCCTTAAGACCACCGGTTGCCCAGAAAGCCGTAAGCAAGGCAGAAATACGAACCGTAAGTCCTTCCCACAGACGGGCATCGTTCGGTTCAAACAACGCAAACGCCGTGCTGTCCTTAAGCGTCTGCTTGAGGAAGTTCAGCGAACGTCGGACAGTAATGAACTTGTCAGAGGTGTTTCGGGCAAGAGTACGCGCACCATTAATGATGACACCAACACCCGGAACAATCGTAAACATGTTTAATTGTTGGCTCTTGTACAACGCGCCCTGCTCAGCCTCAGTCAAAGTTGTAACCAGGCCAAAGACGTTGCGGATGTCCAAACCATAACCAGCCGGGGCCTTAGAAACCCCACGTGCAATTTCTGATCGCACATACGCACCAGCAACAGCACCGCCCGCAAACGTGGTTCGGATTGCAGCAGCGCCAGTCTTCGTTGGATCAAACATTTTAAGCGCTGGTCCATAGACCGCACCATAGCTTGATTGCGTGAACGTTGAAACCACAGATTCCAACGCTGACTTAGTTGTAGCATTTTTTGGTGTGTCGATGATCATGAACGAGTTACCGCGCTCTACCATCTTGTCCAGACCGTCGTTGACAATGGTTGAGTTAGTTTGCCCAACAAGGTTAAACAACAACCCTTGTGTGATGGTGTCATAACTATCAAGAGAAGCAGCCCACTCAGTTGCATCAATCGCGCCAACTCCATCAGAGCCACCACTAAAAGAACCCGAGGTTACGTAGTCATTGGGGCCAATTCCAGCAATAGTTAACTGTGCACCAGCAGCAACTGTAGCAACACTCGACGTTGTGATGTACGAAGAGTATAAATCAAGCACTGTTCCAATGTAGCGAGTACTTGATGGTGAAATTGACAAACCAGACCAGTTTTCAATTTCATCTCCATTGAGTTTAACTGTAATGGTAAACGCAGTATTAGCTGTGAACTTAGGCGTGACCAGGGGGTCAACAAGCGTTGAGTCATCAAACGTGTAATCCACCGTAAGAGAGTTTGCCCACGCCCCAGCGGACTTTGCCTCCAGTGTCCACAAATTGGCTGCGGTTCCAGCAGGAACCGGTGTTCCCTGCAAAGCCGACGTTGCTTTAACAGCAGTTGAATCTGCGACTCGAGTTACATACGCAGTTTGACCACCATTTGCAAAATAGTGATAGACCGCAAACCCAAGATCGTAATCGTTTTTCAATTCTCCAAACAGTTGGCGATATTGATTCCACGACGTGACAACAGCTGGAGTTGTTGGTCCACGCTCTGCCGTACCAAGGAAGGCGGCCGGGGTGACTCCCGTGTTTGCATTGATGTTGGTAGTAAACGCCGCTTCCTTGACGTATACCCCTGGGCGCTCGTATGCCATGATAACTCCTATGACGTTGTTTTAAAGTGGAAAGATCACGAATTAAAGACTGATAACTGGTGTTTAATTGTACTATTAATTGTAGACACGGATTTTGTAGAAGACAGGTATTCATAGTCTTCGTATGTCATTTCCGCAGACATCCGTAGGGTAAGAACCTTACGGAAAATACGCTTACGAAAGCCAGATTCCATGTCGAGCAAGTCGGCATTGGTCCAGTCCAGTAAGTCAAACCTTCTAGTGGTTCCATCGGCTGGTATGCGGATGGAATTATAGCGTAGGGGGGTAGTTTTTCTTAAAATGCCCGAGGTAAGCTGCCTATCGTGCAGGGCCGTTCGGGTGTAGGTAGAAACCTGATACAACAGGTCCATGGGAATAAAGTCCTGGGTTTGCTTAAAGGTTGTTTGGGAAGATCCCGATACGCTGGCAGTTTCGCTAGGCCAATAATCAAAATACGCCGGGTTATTTTCCCAGTTTCCCGCCCCGCCTGAGTAGATCCACAAATCCGAATGTTGTCGGTCTGTAGCGTGAAGAACGTCAATTAATTCAATAGTAATAAATGGGTAATCGCGCTCTGTTTCCGATTCCGGGTAACGAAAGAACACCTTTACTGGGCGGGCATTGTTACGGTCATCTGAAAGCTTAATGTTTGAAAACCTAACTTTAATGGCCTCGTCTTCAGCAAGTAGGAATCCAGTTCTCATTGCGGTTTACCTATTAGTTTATTAAGGTTCTGGGTTATCTTTTTACCAAGATTTTGATTTGCTGTGACAACTTCATGCCTAATCAAAGACCTGGCTGGGGGGCCGTATTCAAGTTGTTGCGCCTTTTTAGATGAGGAATTGCCTTTAATTTTGTAAGAAAACGCCAAGTCCTTGGCATCCCATTCAATTGTAAAGTCCTTGGCAATATCTCCGTACTCAGCTTCCTTTTGAGGAAGTTCATGTTGAATCCGGGAAATTTCGTCAACCATAGCGGGTTCAACAGCAGATTTTAAATACTGATCCATGTTTAGGACAATGTCCCCAAGATACAAAAGTGGGGAGGGAACTCCTGAAATATATTGCGTAGAACTGTTAGGCGTAGTCATAGATAGCCCCCATGGCGCTCCTTAGTTCTAGGCAGTTGTAACGTGCAACAGCGCGTTGCACAATTTAAGTTTATCAGGAAACAGTTGGCAGCGAAGCAGGCCACGGAAAATTGCTTATGACCATGGGTTCCGGCCCCGGATCGTTGGGCATTTCGTCATCAACGTAAATTTCAATACCTTCAATTACGACCAGCAAGTCGTCTTTAGCCCTACCTCGAACTCGGTACATTGTTACTTGGTAGTACCGAGCGTCATAAAAGAACAGGTCATTTAGGTGGCGTTGATACTCAAAGACATCTGGAACGCCAGCATCTCGCATGTCGTCTACTGACAAAACAACGTTAACCACCTGCACCGGTTGGCGACCTTCTGGGATCGCTCGCTTAGTATCTTCAGTTTCTGTTATTTGAATAACCGGTATTGGAATTCCCTTTTGGTACCTTTTACCGCCAGATCCAGCTGGCCCTTCGTCGTATACATCGTCGTAGGTGCTGCCGCCAGCTCCAAATGCAACAAATGAAAACCATGTAATGAACTCACCCGTTTTCTTGTGATACTCCCGATACTGTTTTCGAATAAGCGATAATTCCCGCCGCGTATCCATGACTAAATACCGTAAATAGCAGAGGTGTTGGTACCTATTCCCGGCGGGGTGTCAACAAAAACGTTTTCAAGAAGTTCGTCATCTGATTGCTCAATACCAATAATCCCATCACTGACTTCTGGGAATATCCTTTCAATTGGTCCAACTTCCCCAAGTTCCCGAGCTTTATACAACGGAACAAGACGGTTGGTAGTTCTAGACACGCGACGAAGGTTCATTATTTCAATACGATCTAGACCAATGTTCAGAGACTTAGCCTGTTTTTCATAGGCTTTAGACCAGTACTCCAACAGACTTTGAACCATTCGGTAACGTTGGCTTGCCGGGATATGCACAGACTCTGAGGTCATTACGTCAATGTCGCGGCTATATTCAGTCAACAAACCCCAAAGAGCCTCAACGACTGCTCCCATTCCAATAGTGTCAATGACAATGTCGGACATGTTTTCCAAAGGAATTGGCAAATTATAAACATGTTGTTCGATAGAATGTGTTGCATAGAACTTTAAGTCACTAGGCAAAACCCATTCGTAGTAATACCCTTCCACAAGGATTTTTGTTGTAGAAGAAAAACTTGTGTTAAAACGGATAATTCCATTGCGTTGATCCAGCGAATAATAAGCATTTGCCGTTTTATCAGCGGTAATAGTTACTGGAGATCCGGTTGTGTATGTGGCTACCCAAAGACTATCGGCATCAATGTTTGGGCTGCCCAACTCATATGTTCTGCCTACGGTATCAAAAGACACTTGAAAGAATTTAGGAAAATCGCGCAAAAAGTTACGTGCGATATTAATAACTCTATCAACAACGTTTTTGTCAAACCTATTGATGTTTAGGTCTTCATGTGCCATGTATTAAGTTTACTTTAACTAGAAGGTTGGTCGCCAGAGCCTGCGCCGGGAACAGTGTCTTGCAATTGTTGACCAATTGCTGGTTGCTGTTCTCTAAATCGGGGAAAGGTAAATCGACGTACTTTTGTAATGTCTTGGACAGATCCAGACGGGGTTGGAAGTAGATCTTTGTCTCTCACAGCCCAGCCAAAAAGAACGGTTGCAAAGGCTCATCAGGACCTTGACCTGTATAGGTGGCTAAATTTTCCCAAAAGGCTCCTTGTTTGACATACAAAGAAGACTGTCCCGTGGCCGGAGAAAAAGAAGTTTGAACATAAAGATCTCCAGATGTTCCAACGCTTCCCGGAGCACTTGTCCCGCTTCGAATAACGGTTCCAATAAATTTACGCTTGTCTACAGAACTGGTTGCCCCAAACAGTTCACCCGATTTACGATAGAGCGCATACAGGGGCAGTTGAGACACGGTCAAATTTGGAAATACCGGATTGGTGGCATTGGCGGTCCCAGCAATAACATTCAAAACAAATGAGGAACCACTTTTCTCTGCAACTATTAAATCAAAACGAGGGTCGACAGCAGTTGCAGTCAGTGTTAACGTACCGCCAGGAACCGCAGCGTACTCACCGTTAATGAGAACCTCACCGTTCGTAAGGGTTACTGACCCGTCACCAGACGATGAGTAAGCGGCATCAAAACCATTAAAGACACCGTATTTGTTATTTCCTAATACGGTAAAGTCAAGCGAATCCGGTTCTGCTTGATCAAGGCTCTGGATTTGGGCCCCGAAGCTATTTGCATTGGGTACTGTAAATCCAGACATTTAAACCTCAAAGAGTGTCGTAAATATTCCCCGTGCTTTTCAGATAGTCGTACAAACCACGAGGGAGCTTGTATCGAGTGCCATCTTTAAAATCCCAAGATGCGCGTCCCCAAAACATCACCCAAGTTCCCTTTACACGTGCTGAGATTGTTTCTTCCGCCTCGTCGTCAATAACAACTGTCGGTTCAACAATTTCAACATCATTAGGTTCTGATTCGTCTTGTTCTACAAATTCTTTGATTACTTTCTTACGTGACATATTGTGTCCTTTTAGTGAGGTGTGTAGGGTGGATGGATTCACCCACCCACCCTAACACAAACCGAATCAGGCGATTGCGCCGCCCTTGGTGTTGATGACAACACGTGACTCGTGCGTGATCATGCCGAAGCCCCAGATTGCGTACCAAGCCAGACCGTGCTCACGACCGAAGTCAATGACACCACCGTCACGGAGTTCAACCGGGAGGGCAATGGCGTGACCGAAGGCGTTGTCACCGATCATCAAGGCGCTGTACGAAGCGGCTGCGGGAGCCTGCGTACCAGCCGTTGAGCTGTCAACGTCAGCCGGGCCACCGCCCTGCTTGACCTGCGTGGTCTCAATGAAGACAACGTCGTACAAGCGGCCAATTTCACCGAGCATGAAGTTGCCCGGGGCAGCGTACTTGGTAACTTCAATGAATTCCGGCCAGTCACGGAGCGCACGGCTCTGCGACGGGTGGACGAAGCACACGTAGGTGTCGCCCAGACGCGGGATGTTCTGACCAGCCAAGATCTCAACTGAATCCTTGATGGTTGCAGGCGAGAGATAGCCAGGGCTTGCAGCGGTACCAAGTGAACCGGAGTTGTACGGCGACAGAGCATCGCGTGTGCTAGCTGCGTTGCGACCAAAGACCACTGACGGAGGAACAGCCGAACCGCCACCGAACGGCACCGCGTTCTGGTAAAGCGTGTTGCGAGCCTGGATGTCCATGGACTGTGCCATGTGACGACCAAGGAGGCGCGAAGCCGATGCCATCACGTCATCGAATGCTGCGTTCAGGAGCAGTTCAGTAACTGCAACGGCCTGACCGTGTTCCGAAACGGTGATTTGGATTTGCGAAGCCGAGAGAGCAACCGGCTCGAGACGAACACCTTCAGTGAGGGTCGCGCCGGTGGACTCGTTGACGCTCAGGTTCGTGTAACGCATGAAGTTGATCGTGAGACCCGGCATAACACCGAGTTCCGTCTTCTTCACTGCGAACTGCTCAAAGCGCAGAACGGGCATCGCCTGGAACAAGATTTCCTTGCTCCAAATTTGCTGGATTGCTGGTGAAAGCGTTGCGTCTGACGAGTAGCCCGTCGTCGTTACCGACGAGAGTCCCGCGCCTGTAATCGCGCCGCCTACTGGGCCTGGAAGTGCCATGTTAGATTCCTCCGAAAGTTAATGGATGTTTTATTAAAACCGACCTTTTGAGGATCGAGAATTAAGTAACCTGTCTCTCATTTTAACATACTGATCCATTGACATGTTGCGGATGTCGTCCGCAGTAAGCGTCTGGTATTCCGTTTGAGTTTCCATAGGTCCAACCGGTGGGGCCGAAACCGTCGCGCCTTTTACAACGCGGGGCGTGGTCGCCTGTTGAACACTAGCAAGTATAGCAGCGCTTCTCTGCCTCAATATATCAACTGATGCGTCGATCTCTTCAGGGCTGTTACCAGCAACAAGGTCAATGAGTTCCGGAATGATTGCTTCCTGCTCCTCATGCATACGACGTTGGCGGTAGGTCTCCAAATCCCGCAGGGAGCGTTCTTTTTCGAGCAGTGCCTGCTGAGCTTGACGTTCCTGCTCAATTTGAGCAAAACGGTTCTGCCACTCTGCGTCAATGTTTTGGATTTTGGCGTTGAACTCATCCTCTTTCTTGGACAGAAGCTCTTTGGCGCTCAACTCCTCAAATTCACGCTTTCGGCGCTCTTCTTCTTCTTTACGTGCCGTTTCTTGAGCCTGTTTGATGGCATTTTCACGGTCACGAGCAAGTAGGGAAATCTGTTCTTCAAGCGCCTTGGTTCGACCATCGGCCTCTTCAATACGCTTGTACAGCTTGTCCTTTTCCTGCTTACGAATCAGCTCAACGTCTTCTTCAGAAAAGACGCGCTGCTTTTTTCCAGTGACCTCAGAGGCCTCTGCATGGAAAGTTTCTGTTGTCTCTACGGGGACAACAATTTCATCCGTTTCTCGCTTGCTCATAATTTCTCCTATGTGTTGTTAAGCGATTACTGACTGATATTAATTTACGTTTTATTTGTCTTCATCAGGTACACGACGTTGGGCGAACCTTGCGCCGTATGCCCTGCTAGTTATCTTGTTCATCAAATCCAGTTCGATGGGGTTAACCCCAGCGCCCGGCAGAACACCCCCACCTTGGGGATTTCCTGCACTATTAACATTAGCACCTCCGGCGGAGGTCGTTTGCATTCCAGAAGCTTCAGGCAACAAACCAGTAGCAAGCATCACCGCCTGACCAATTTGCGCACGTACAAGGTCAAGTGCTCCTTGATCAACAGCGTCATCCATAAGCTCGTCAAAGATTTCAATCATCTTTTCGTTCGGGAATTCTTCACCAAGTGCTTTCAACGCCCCCTTCTTAGATTCCAAACCAAGAGCCATTTTAGACTGAACTTCATTGAGTTTGATAAGGGCATCTACAGGCAACGGGTCTGGCCAATGAATTGTTGTCTTGTATGTGTTGGGGTCAGCCGGATCCAGTTGTGGCAATTGGTCCGACTCTGGTTCAGCTGATTGCGTTGGGTCATAGATCAATAATTGAGGCTCAAAAATTGCAGCAGTACGAATAATAATTTCGTTAAGACGCTCAAGACCCTGTGTAAAGTGGGTCTTCTTCATTTGATAACGATTCATTAACGGCTGGTATTGAATCGCCAAAGCCACACCGCTGGTGTTTGATACAGGCTGGAATTGTCCCAACGCAGTTTCAGGAACGCCAGTAATTTCGTGCATTGCTCGTTTTATCAGCTGAATGTATTCCAAAGCACCAGACATTTCTCCTCGAGATTCAAGATTGAATACCTGTGCGTCTTTGGGCAAACCTGCCCAAACTTTCTTAGGACCACGCTCAAGTTGACTTGCCTTAGCACCGGTAATAATGGTGACTGGAGCCGCGTGATAGTTAATGATGTCAGATACTTCCGTCATCTTTTCATTAAGTTCGCGGTTAAGTTGAATAATGTCCCAAATGTCTGACTGCCCCCAAGGCGATGAAGTAATTGTTACGTTGGGGATGTGCACAATAGGAACCATTCCCAAAGCATTTGGGTATTCGTCAATTAACTCATCGTTAATGTACTGCTGAACAGATCCATCAGTAAGGATTTCGGTAAATGTATATACCTGACGAGTTCCTTCTGGAGATGTACCCCAGAAACGATATTTAAGTTTAAAACGGATTAGACGCTCACGGTCATGCGGGTGGTATTCAGGAAAACAATGCGCTGGGTTAAGCGGAAGAATTCGAATACGACCAGCACGTGGCATTCCAGAAGCATCAACATACGGTTCGTCATAAGCAACTTTGACAAAGCAGTCACCGGTTACCGATGCAAGTTGCCCCATTTGCCAAAGCAAATAATGTTTATTGTTGTGGTTATCCCACACCTCATGCAACAATCTTGGAACGATTGCTTGGTTTTGTTCCGGAACTTTAAACTGAACACCTTTACCAAAACAAAAGTTGGTAATAAAGTCCGACATTGTACGAACGTAATTCATCGTTACGTTGTTGTCACCCATCTCACGACGGTATGACCAATGGTGTCCAAGATACCATGCCCACGCAGACGAATAGCGGTTTAAACGTGGGCCATGAACCTCAAACTCTTCATCAGCAAGTTCCACCAGACCCAGTGGGCTGATGGCAACAGTTAAGTCGCTAGATGCCGCCCGATAAGACGGTGACCAAAAGTCAATAGGCATTAATTAACCTCGATTAAGAATCGATTACTTCTTCTTTTTTGCAGGGGCTTTCTTAGGTGCTTCGCTATTCTTTTTATCCTGCTCAACAGCAGCAACTGCAAGTTTCACCAAAAGGGCAGTGTTCTTGTCACCAATCTTGGATGACAGGAACGACAGACCAGCGGCAACCACTGGAAGCGCCAGAGCAACCAGCTCAGTGGACACGTTTGCCTTAATGGCAACGTAGGTAAGAACACCGAGAACAGCGCCCTTGAGGGCAGCATCTTGATGTGACTTTTTCAAATTATTCATATGATCTCCTAACGGTTCTTAAATTATACAGGTTTGGTAGGTTTTTTGGGAATATCTGATTCTTGCACATAAGTGTGATAGGGCGCACCTGTGTACGGATCAAATTTAGCAGCTGCGGCTAATGCCTTCATTGCATGCTTTTTGGCCAACCCCAATGATATTTTTGTTTTTGTTTGTAGGGCGTGTAGAGCCCCCATCGCGTACTGGGCCCCAGTCCCAAGAGCATAAACACCGTTAAGATCTGAATACCATGAGTAGTCGCCTTCAATGGTGTAAATAGTTCCATTTACCGCAATAATAATTGATGACCCATGTTCGGCAATGTGTTCTTTTTCGTCATTGTCCGGTGCTGCATAGCCATGAGATTCAAAGCACTCACGAAGGGCCGGGATAAATTTGGTCGTAGTAAACTGGTCAAGTTTTCTACCGCGTGTTCGAGGTGGTGGGGCAGGGGGTTGAAAAGCATGATGTAGCAGGTTAATTGCCCGCACATCCCCGGCAGCCCCAAGCAAGTATTTACCGTTTACCGCCACTTTACCGGCGTTCTCTTTTAGCGTTACCAGCTGGGTTGCGTAACCGTCATCTACAAAATCGGTTACTTGTGAATCAGTGCAAATAAGCGCAAACCCATCACCTTGAATTCCAACAATAGTTGTCATTTTTTCTTCTTTGTCTCAATGACCTTTGCATCTAGTTCTACATTTTCGTACATTGCCCAACCGCTGTAGATTGGAACTACTTCGTATCGGAATCTGTGCTCGTCACTTGTCTCGTAAGTAACCACACCAAAACCCTGTTGCCAGTTCTCGTAACGAGTGAGAGGACGTCCGTCAAGATCCACACCACCTTTAGTAGATGGTACTGCACCGTCAATCCGAGCAAGACAACCTGGAGAAGCAGCCATGATAGTGCGAGGTCCAGAAAAATCCTCACGAGTTTTAAACGCAGTTTCAATGCGGTGGATATGTCCATAGATGACGCTCGTCTTTTCGTTGTTTAGGTATACGTGGGCAGTAGATCCAGAAGACTTTACGCGGTCTCCGTGAATAACACGAAGTTTTTCGTTAATCCAATAGTCTGACGCTGGGTAACCTGGTCGGTATTCAACGCCATACTCCTCCATTCTGCACAAGTACGGAACAGTAAGCACCGGCCACGAATCGGGAATGTTACCTTTTCGAAGTCCGTAGGCGGCTGCCGCATTTGTCAACAGATATTTTGGCATGCGTTCCTCATGGTTGCCAGCAAGCCACACAATCTTGGCTTTTGGAGCAGCTGCTCGCATCTGAGCGCAGAAAGTAGTTGCTCTGTCAATTGCTGCCTGCGTGGTCTGTTGATATGCCGGGGTAGTCAAATACTTACCCATTTCAGGCAAATCAAGGTTGTCACCCACACAAACAACAGTTTCTGGTTGAATCATTTCAATAGCGGCCATCACTACGGCAATGGCTTTTTCATCATGTGTTGCATGAAGTTGTCCATCCTTACCACGGTAGTAACCAATCTGAGCATCTGGAACAATTACATCTTTTTGAAAAGAACTCTTTGTCTTTTTTAATGCCTTTTTCTTTTCAATAATTTGAACCGGACCGCGTTGGATTACAGGCCATTCAGGACCCTGTTCCCATTTTGGCGAAAACTGAATTGCAGCAAGGTCTTGTACTTCTGCTTCATTTTGATCGTTCTTAAACATTTGTTGATATAAGGAAACTTGCTTAATGTCTCCAATGTCTTCAAGTGAAATGTTCTTTCGTTCCAGCAGCTCAGCAATTTTTCCTAACATTTTTTCTTTTTGCTGAGTTTTAGAAATTTCATTAATTATGTTCGACACAAGAGCACTCCTTGTTTACATGGCGTTGAATTGCGGAAACACTAATGTTTATTCCATTTTTTCGCATTATGCGAGTCAACCACACAGAACTATACGTTTTTCCGTGACCGCTTCCCGTGTCTTGTCTAATTAACAAAATGGCATCATGCAATGCTTTTTGTTCATTTTTGTCTTCCACAGCGTTTACAACTTTTACAAACTTGCAGTCACGATGCAAAAGTTTTGGGGCCGCTTGTAGATCAGAAAGTAAAGAGCTCTTAGGCATGGCTCTTCTTTTTCTTTGTGCGTTTGTCTGCTAGCTCTTTCTCAAGTCGAGTGATGAGTAAGAAAAGATTTTCTTCATCAACCGATCCTGGATAAACTTTGCGTAAGAAATAGATGATGAGTTTGAGGTCGTCGGTGCTCACGTAATCAACTCTACCCCATCAGGGGTAGTATGTCAACTACCCAAGCGCCTTCCAAACCTTGTTATTGCAAATTCCATTTTCCTGTAATCCGACAGACTTTTTAAAAGCGTTTACTGCCTCGACCGTTCTTAAGCCGTAATCCCCGTCGGAGTCGTAATTGTAGAAACCTTTTTCTTTTAGTTTGTCCTGAAGTTCCTTAACCCTTGGACCCTTGTCACCTTTGCTCAACTTTTCATCATCATCTGACTGTCCCTCAAGCGCAGCGCCCGGGGATGGGGGCGTGATGCTGTTTTTATTCATATATTCAGCAACAGCTGGTGGAGGAGTTGATCCTTTTACATAGCGCAAATGCCAGGGTTCTTCTGGAACAACTTCCCAACTAAATCCAAAACTGGCAACGTTGTCAATAAGCCATTTCAAACGCTTTGGTTCAGCAGCAGTATGCACATCAACAGCAATTCCCAAATTATGTTGAGAGGAGCCCGGCGCAGCAAGGCTGGCTAGTTTAGGATCTTTTTTGTACCATTTGACACCTTCAAATGTTCTCGTTGCGTTGCCGTTGGGCTCTTTGGTATAACGTTGTTTGAACGCCGCAAGCTGTGACTCGTATGTTCGGTAAGTATCTCCGGCTGAAACTGGCTTTAGTTCAACACCATCGGCCTTTGCCTTTTCCACCATTGCAGCCCACGCCGCCGCGGCAATCCAATGCAATTTGCCACCACCAGCAGCTGGTCGAAGTAGCGACTCTGGCAATTTACCGGGCTTCACACCCTTCAAGTCATCCGGCAATTTAACCGGAACAACGTAATCCCAAGCCACTTTAGACATCATCATTCTCCGTATCTGTTTCTTTGTTTTCTCGAGTTCGACCAGTTGAGATCATCAAACCGGCCAATGTGCCAGTAATGAACGTGGCAACCGACGACAAAACGCTAAAGAACATTTTATCATTTTCAGCCTGTGCGCCAATTGGCTGGGTGACGAATACGAGTGCATACAGAACACCGATTGTTGTAATTGTTAAAACCCCGCCCAAGATGCAGCCAACAACAAATTTAAGTCTTGCATCTAGTTCCTCTGGGGTCAATCGCTGTTTATCTTTCATGACTCCTCCTCTATTGTCGGTGCGACAAACTCTCTCACAATCCGTCTGTAGGTGTTTACCACATTTTTAGTCCACGGAAAATCTCGGTCGGCTGTGTCGGCGGAAGCCCATTTGATTGAACCTGGTGGACCGACATACTTTCCCTCAACCCATT